CAAAATCCGGAATAGCTGACTAGCGTGCTACTAGAGTATACCAATCGTCAGCGCAACAGACAACCACCTCTCGTGGAAATCTCGACCAACACGCACGTGTGTTGACGCCAAACCGTTTGCCGAAAGCATAAGGCATCGTACCCCGTACCGGGTCTTCGAGTCATCTGTTGCACCAAATGTCGTCACGTGGCCATCCCAATGGACGTGGCGGCGCCCGTCGCGGACGCGAATTCGAGCGCGGCCGCATGGGTCATCAAGCGAGGGGCCGTGGAGCCCCGAGAGCCGAGGGGCCAGCAAACGCCCCACCACCAGCCAGTGTCCTCGACCTGGATGGTGCCGTGGCCAGGGTGGAGCGGGGCATCGAGCTCCGATGGGAAGAGGCGCGCGTGGCCCTGATGCGGCAACACGAGCGCCTAGCGCAAGCCATGGTCGGCGAGTGGTCCACCTGTTACGTAGCAATGCGCTACGAGTATCAGAGGGGTCCCCCGCGGGTCGTTGCCCAGCTGCCCGTCGAGCACACGAGGAGGGTGACAGTCGACCAACAGCAGGTCGGCCACCTGACTCTTGCCCTGCGTCCGCCAGCCCCGGTTTTGGCGCCGATTGTGCACCAGGTAGTCGCCCCAGCGGCGGCACTCGCCCCGCCAGTCAACCCATCGGCAGACAGCCCGTCAGAGGCTTATGTCCGTTATGGGAAGACGGCGGAGTGGGCTGCCATCGCGTCCACCGCAGCGGCGGTGGGTCCGCGCGACTGCCAGGAATTCGGCGTCATCGGGTATCAGTGCGCAGAGTTCATCGCGCACACAGTGGAGAGTGAGGCCATGACGGCAGTGATGCCGATACTCCACTGGTTGAGGACATCGGGCGTCCTCACTGAAGACAACGCTGTCTGGCGCCAGGCCGCAGCCACCACCCATCACCAAGCCGCAGCGGAACCGTACGCGTTCGTGGGCATGCCAGTGCCTCTCGTTCCCGTGCCGGTGCCCGTCGGCGAGGGGTTGTGGAAAGTGGGCTTGCCTCGCGTCCATCGCAGCCAGGTCAGGGAGTTGGCAGACGGCCAGCTACGTCGGGTGGCAGGATTGCCACCAATTGATGACGACCACCGGGGATTCAAGTGTGCATTCCCCGGAAAGGCGACTCTGCCAAGCACCCAGTCGCTAGCCACCGACCGCAACGAGTACGGGAGGGACCTCCACGTGTGTAACAACGGCCTCGGGTGCCGTCAGATCAACATGCGTGGTCCCCTCGTGTTCGTGTGCCCGACGGCCAGCGAGGTGCGGCGAGCCCGCCGAGGCGATTACGTCATCATCCCGGACGTGGGACCGGGGGGGCGATGGCAACCCCGGCGCCACGAAAAGGAGGCCTACTACCAGGCGGTCTACAGCAACGCTATGCTGTGGGTCGCCCCAGGGGAGGAGGTCATTGAAGTCCAAGTTTGGACCGACGGGGCAAACCCAGCCATGGAAGGGGTGAAACGCTTGGCCACCATGTCCGGCTACCTGGCCCTGCGCCTTGAAGCCCAGGTCGGGGCTGAACTGCCAGCGACGTTTGTCACCCCTTGGGGAGAGAGGGTCAACCTCCCCGCTGATGTCCACACCGCTGTGGACGGTGCTGTCGCCATGGCGAGCAGCAGCACCACCGACGTGTGCTCGTTGTTGAAGGTGGCCATCATGCGCTACCCGCACACGCTTTCCGTCAGCCTGCAAAAGCCCTACGTGGCAGCGCTGACCGCATCCATTCTGGCCATGGTTGGGCCAGAAGTCGCTGGGCGACTCGTCACCGAGACTGCGGTCGCGGTGCGGATGCACGAGGTTGTGCAACAGGACGTGGACGTCCTAGGCAACCTCGCCGGGAACAGCTGGGTCGCCGAGTTTGGCGCGCTGTACCGCAAGGCGAAGGCGGACGCCTCCCGGGGATCCGCCAGGGACGTGGAGCTCTTCCGCCACGCTCCGGTCACCAACCGTGAGCTCTTCGGAGTTTACGCCCGCACGCAAGCAGTTCGTGCGTTGCAGCCTCACGCGGAGGCTTTGGTGATGAGGGCGTGGGCCACGCGAGGAGCGGTGGCAGCCACGGCATTCCGCGGCCTGGGGACGTTGCGTGCGGCGACAGCGCGAGCTGCAGCACGCGCACCCTGGGCACTCACCGTGCACACACCGCCAGCCGCGGTGACGCGCACAACTGGTGAGGTGGTAGGAGCCGCAGCTGCGCGCGCGCGCGGGGCGCTGGGTGAAGTCGCCTACGCTTGGACCGATGGGGCCAGGCCGGACCTGGGCCTTGGACGCGTCCAAGACGGACTTTCGCGAGCCTGGTCCCAAGCGCAGATGCGCTGGGCACATGCCGCAAGGCCCGCCTCTCGACGCCTCACGAATAAGGCACTCGTCTGGGCGTCCAAGGGCCGGGAGGCCTATGGAGGGGTGAGAGGACTCGGTCCCATCCTGGCCCACCGCGTGCAGGAGTTCCGCACGCGTGTTCCCACGAGCAGGGGATGCCCGTGGTGCCAGTGGTATGGTCAGAGCCCTTGCCCCCACACCTGGCGCGGCTACGTCGCCGCGCATGGCGGTGTCCGGGCGACCATTCGCCGTCAAGCGATCGTGTTCGAGACCAGGATCAGGTCCTGGTTCACACGGGCGCGCACCAGTGTGCCACAAGCCGGTGGGCATGTGGCCGCAAGGGCGCAGAACACCGTGCAGGAAGCACGGAGTTTCTACGCCAGGGTGCACGCAACCCTGGACGGCCTTCGGACCGTCTGGAGGTGCGCTAAGATGGCCTGGTCGGTCGCGAGTACCGTCTGGGGTGTTGCCATGGTGCTCAAGGAGTACCACGACCGGCATTCCGCGCCCGTCCAAAGGGCGCCTCGCTCGGTGAGCAGCTCGACGGCGATGGCCGCGGCCGCTCCCTTCGCGTGTGTCGATGTCGGTGCGCTGTTGCGCGGAGCGCAACAGGCGTGGCAAGCCGTGAGCGGCACCAGCATGGTGCCGCGCCTCTACCACAGCCCCACCCTCGCGATTGGGGGTTGGCTGCTTGCACTGGTGGTGTGTGGCACCGCCGGCGCAGTAGCACTCAGCCGTCCTGCGGTCCCGAGAGAAAACGGGCCGACGAGCTGGGGGTGGGCTTGGTGGAGGTGGTGGGTGTCGTACGCGCTTTGCGCCACCACCAGTGTGGGGTTCACCGCAATCCAAGCACGCTTGGACTCGGTGTCCACTTCCCTTGGCGTCCAAGGACGGACAACCGTGGCCACAGCCTGGATGGACTTCAGCGTCCTCTGGTTCTGCCCGTTGTTCGAGGAGGCCATGAAGCGGGCGCTGGGGTCTGCCTACGTGTGGGCGGTGATCGCCTTCGAGGCGGCCAATGACGTGAGCCGTCGTGGTTGGCGGGGGGTCGTGTGGACCCCCGTGCGCGCCGCGGTCCATCATGGACTGCTTTGGGGGTTCCCATTCCCCGTCGCGTTGGTGTTGCACCACATGCTCAACATCCCGACGTCGACGTTTGCCACACCACCTGTGGCAGAACCCAACAGCGCTGCACCATTTGCGGTGGTGCAGTGCTGTCTGGCCGCTCTGGTATTACTACCAGCGGCCGTGTTGGCGTACCAGGCGTGACGCCAGAAGTCCGACGCTGCGGCGACTGCGAAGGGGGCTGCCGCTATCCGGCGCTCCCTTGACTGTTTTATCTTTGAACGCACGGCAAATGTGGCCGAGCTCAACAGTCTTCCAGTCCGCCCTACTTACAGCGTCGAGATGACGGCAGACGGGGAAGCAGCGATGTCCGCTCCCACGCCGCTACGCATGGGTGGGGTACGTGTCGGTCCGACACTACTGCCACCAGCGGAGATCTTCTCGCCCAGCGTCATTAACGCACGTGTCGCCATGGCAAAGCGACACGCACGACCGCGAGCGACTCCTGACCCCGTGGCAATGGCCGAAGCCAGGAAATTGGGCGAGGCCCTCAAACAGCGACTACCAGGTGGGAAAACTCCGGGGAAGCCCCTCGTCGAGCCCACCGAGTCACTCGAAGAATTCCTGGCTCGCTACCCCGGGGCGAAAGCAGAGGCCTACAGGCGGATGCACGAAAAGCAGTGCAGCGATCGGTGGGGCGGGAGCCTACCGAACGCCAGTAAGGTCCAACTCATGGTGAAAAAGGAGTACACCATGAGCAAGGGCGATCCTGCACATAAGGTGCGCGGCATCCAGAGCCCAGTGGTGCGGAACGTGGCTGTGGGACGCCAGTTCTACCACGCGCAAGTCGCGTTGAAGCAGAACGTCATGAACGGCGAGATGTTCGATGTGGAGCTGTTCGGGAGGAAGGTGTCTGTTTCCATCAAGTATGGGAGCGACCTGACCCCCGAGCAAAAAGCAGCCAAAATCATCGAGCTAGCCGGACAGGGCCAACTGTATTGCACGGACTGCGCGGCATTTGACGGCACTTTCCACGGCGAGGCGGCCGAGATAGTGCGCGACATCTTCGCACCAGTGCTCAACAAGGAAGCCCGCAAGCACCATAAGCAGTGCGCCACCACGAGCGGCACTTGCCAGGCGAAAAGTCCATTCCGCCCTGGCCGCATCATGGCTTTTAAGTTCAAACTCACAGACACTCAACGCCGATCTGGAGACTGGGACACCAGCTCAGGCAATTCTCTGTGGAACGCCATCTTGCAAGTGATCACCTTCGCGCAGCTCGGCGCCACCACGATTCGCGTCCTCGTCATAGGTGACGACTGCGTGGTGTCGGTCCGCTGGCCGGACGGTAGGCCAGAAGGTCGTGTGCCCGACGCCGAGTTGAAGGCCGCTGGCCTCCGACTCGGGATGGAGTTGGAACCTGTCGTCATTTCCGATGGTGACACGCCCGCTTGGCTGCGGGCGGATTACTGTTCGGCATTTGTCTGGTACGGCAATTTGGGGGTTCCGACTTGCATCGGCAAGTTGTACAGGACGCTAAGCAAGTGGTCCTGGTGCGATCCGCGGAAAAACCCTGAACAGGTGCAGCGCGAACGAGTGGCAGCGGCCCTCGACGCCCTGCGCATGGGTGCGAATCACGTGCCAGTGCTAAGAGCGTTCTACCGCACATTTGTGCGGCGTGAGGATTGGCCGGTTGACGAGCCAAACGTCTACGCGGCTAATATGGAGCTGTTCAAGGCCCGATACGGCCTAAGCGAGGAGCAAGTGGAAAAAGAAGAGACACGGCTGCTGACACATCGCATGTGTACTTTGTCGCAGCCGGTCGTCGACGCCCTCGCATTCGCCGAAATCGGACAGGTCGTGCCACCTCGATCCGCACCAGGACTCGAACAAGCCATTAGTGAATGGTCCTGGTTGGGGTCGGCGGCGCACTGCCGGACTGTTGAAGAATTCGCGCAGGTCGCGTTGCGACATCGCGCTGAAATTCCGGCAATGGCGCTGCACACGATTGTGTGGCAGGCTGTCAGGGCAGTGGACGCCCAAGCCCGGTTCGACGTCAAGGTCACTTCCAGTTCTCTCAAGGCGATCATTAGGGACGGGTTCCCGAAGTTCGCTGAGAGCTGGGGTGGCAGGCGGTGAGCTGGGGTAGCGGGGTGGTAAAGTCGGTGAGACCCCGTAACAAAACAACCGCAGTGGCCCCGGTGCTGAAGGGGCAAGGGGGTAGGTCCACCCAAGCGAAAACGGGACCATGGTCGTTCTTGGTGTGTGAGGGACAAAGTTTGGCGCAACTTGCAGTGACGTACGTGACCCACATCGCGTGGGCTGGCTCGACATCCCTAGCCCGTACGTTGACTAGCGCGAGTTGTATCGGGGCTGGTGCTTTGCACTTTCGCCCCGGTTGGTTCCGGCGCATTGGTGGTTTCATTTCAACGGCACCCCCTGGCCCACAAGTTGCAGAGCCACGGTGTCTACGTCAATGCGTCCCTCGGCCGAAACAAACGAGGAAAAGGACTTGTCTGCTGAGAATCGAGTTAAGGAACCGGCTTCGCGTACCGCGTTTTGACCAGGATCGTGGTCATTGCATTAGTAGGCATGTGTTTTCATGACCGAACATCCGCGGATTGCCATTACGGAAGCACGGAAACGCAGCGGGAGCTGTTCACCCGCCGGGCGACTGACGAACCCACGAAAAGGATCGAAACGCCAGGGGCGCCCCCCTGGTGTCCCGCACTCAAAACCACCAAGACCAAGCGACCATCATCATGCCGGCAAAGACCAAGCCGAGGAAGAACAAGGCGCAAAAGGGCAAAGGCAAGAAAGCGAATAAACGCCGAGCCCGACCGAGAGCGCCAATTGTTGTGAACCAGAACAACGGCCGACCCAGGGGCCGCCGGAATGCCGTTTCAGCGGGCAGAACCATCTGCTCCACGGCCTGCGACCGATACTGCTTGACACTGCTACACCCGGAGAGCTACAACCATCCCGGGCCTGCGGACGTTTCTACCCGCACGATTATGAGCAAATCAGTACTCGACGCCACAATCCGGGTGCCTGCAGTCAGTAATGGCTACACGCACGTTCTGGTCACACCGCCAATGGTCTCACGAGCTGGACTCGGATTCGACGGGAGGGGCTGGTACGCGTTCAACACGAACACCCAGTTCCTCAACGGATCCGCGTTTCTCGCCGACTCGTTTGACCGGGGGTATTGGTCATCGAACCCATTTGTCCAGGGAGTGGACTTAGACAGCACAACCGCTATTTTCCCGTCAAGGATCGGGGGATTCGGAGCCACGTTGAACACCAACGGGCCCGTTCTCACGATGGCCGGGACTGTACGCGCCGAAACGTCTGAGTACTATCTCTCGCAGTTGGACCAGTACACAGGTTCACCACCGCACGAGTTTGACACCCTTAACCCGTACACGACTATCCCGCCTTACAGCGGTGAGTCTGTGTTGATTGAACGGGGGGGTTCACTGCATGCAACGTGGTTTCCTATGAACTATGGGGCGACGACCATGATCGAGGGGGGGTACACTCTCAACCAGATGGCTTACGTGCCAAAGGCGATCTACGCGCCTGCGGTGGAGGAGTCAACTTTGTCACTACGTCAGATGTTCCCGGTCTTCTCAGGTGAAGGGACTGGGGGCGCTGCGTGGTTGCACTTCGTGACCGACGCACCTCCGAACACCACGTTCCGCCTTAGGGCGGTCATCTTGATCGAGACCAGAGTGCCGCCCACTAGCTCGATGTTCCCCATGGCGATTCCGAGGGTGCCCTTCACATCGCAATTGGCTTGCATGGAAGGCACCCTGCGGGTTGCACCGCCGGGGATGGCTCTAGCGTGCTGTGCGAAAACAGGCAATCATTTATTCTCACCCGGGGAACGCGGCCCCGATCCGATTGCAGGACTGTATTCAGCCGGCCCAGCCATTCCGTTTAGTCATGGCGCACCAACAACAATGCTTGGCCCTCAGACTGCGCTTCCTCCTGCCGGTTTCGTTACCACGCCTTCGGGCACGGCTATCGGACCCAGCAAGACGATCTCGCAGTACGCCAAGGAAGCCACGACTTCGGCGCTCAACTCTGCAGCAGGTGCTGCAGCTTCTTATGCGGCTCCAAAGGTAGCCAACGCGGG